GAGGGAACCGGCTCGACCGAGATTGAAATCACGGCCTCCGCCAGTGGCGACGACTACCTTGTGGAGATCGCCAGCGCTGTCACTGCAAACTATACCCCCGGCACCTATCGCTGGCAGGCCTATATCACCCGCACAAGTGACGCCCAGCGCCTCACTCTCGATAGCGGAACGTTCGAAGTCCTTGCCAACCGGGACGCATCAACCGCCGATCCACGCAGCCACGCCAGAATCATGGTCGAGAAGATTGAAAGTGTGCTGGAGGGCAGGGCGGCTGGTGACGTTAACAGCTACAGCATAAACGGTCGCAGTCTCACAAAGATACCGATCCCTGAACTCCTGCAGTTCCGCGCCTCCTACCGGGCCGAATATTTGCGCGAAATCCGGAAGGAACGCGCTGGGAACGGTGTCGGCACAGGTGCGGTCATAAAGGTACGGTTCTGATGGCCATCCTCGACATTTTCAGAAAAAAGCCCGCACGTCGCGCACCATATGTGCCGCACCGCCGGGCCTATGATGCGGCAAAGACCGGGAGACTTTTCTCGGACTGGACGACCACAAACAAATCAGCGGCGGGGGAACTTCGCGACCAGCTGCGTGTCCTGCGGGCGAGATCACGCGAGTTATGCCAGAACAATGATTACGCGAGGCGTTTTCTGCGGTTGCAGACAACCAACATTGTCGGACCTTCCGGCATCCAGTTCGAGCCACGGGCGACCGAAGCGGATGGCCAGCCGGACGTATTTGCGAACGCGCAGATCGCGGAGCGGTTTGCGGAGTGGTCACGGAAGGGCAACTGCACCGTCGACGGTGGCCTGTCGTTTATTGATGCGCAGCGCCTGTTTGTCGAAACCGTGTGCCGGGACGGCGAGGTCATTGTCAGGCTGGTGCGCGGATACGACAACGGGTTCGCATTCGGGCTTCATTTCATTGAGGCCGATCATCTCGACGAGGAACTGAATACTGAACTGAAGAACGGCAACGCCGTACGGATGGCCATTGAGTCTGATCGTTACGGCAGGCCGGTCGCCTACCATATTTCTGCACGCAATCCCGCCGACACCTTCGTAAGCCGCGATCAGAACCGCGAGCGTGTGCCGGCGGCGAACATCATTCACGGCTATGTCGCCGAAAGGGCCGGACAGGGGCGCGGCATTCCCTGGGCAACAACGGCGATGGCGCGTCTCCACATGCTGGGTGCATACGAGGACGCTGAGGTAACGGCAGCGAGGCTGGCAGCCTGCAAGATGGGATTTTTTACGTCCGGCGATGCCGAAGGCTACACGGGCGAGGATTACGAAGACTACTCGCCGATAATGAACGCCGAACCCGGGACCTTTGAACAATTGCCGCAGGGCATGAGTTTTCAGACGTTTGATCCGGACCATCCGACGACGGCGTTCAAGGACTTTGAAAAGGCAATGCTGCGCGGGATATCGAGCGGGCTGAATGTCTCATACGCCAGTCTGTCGAACGATCTGGAGAGCGTGAACTACTCAAGCATCCGGCAGGGTGCGCTGGATGAGCGCGATCAATACCGCGTTATGCAGAAGTGGCTCACGGATCATTTCCTGCAGCCTGTCTACGAGGCATGGCTTGAGGAGCAGCTGACACGCGGCCTGTTCGATCCACAGCTTCCGATCCGGAAGGCGGGTAAATTCAAAGTCGCACAATGGCGACCTCGCGGATGGCAATGGATCGATCCTAACAAGGAAGTTCAGGCCAACATCGAAGCCGTCAAAAACGGGTTCAAAACACTGGCGGATGTCGCCGGAGAAAGCGGTCGGGATTCCGCACAGTTACTGGAAAAACTCGCAGCCGAAAAAGCCGACGCGGAAGCGCTCGGGCTGCAACTTCAACTCGGACAGGCGCGTGACGCGCAACAGGAGGTCCAGGATGGCAACGAAGAAAATTAAAACCGGCGTCCAGTTCAGGGCGGCGGAAATTATTGAGCGGAACGACGAAGACCGGACTGTCTCGCTGGCGTTTTCCAGTGAGGAACCGGTCGAGCGCAGTTTCGGAATGGAAATTCTGGATCACTCGTCCGGGGCGATTGATCTCGACTTTATCGGGAGCGGCAGAGCGCCGCTTCTGGTGGACCACGATACCAGCGATCCCGTTGGCGTTGTGGAAAATGTGAACCTTGATGATGTCTCTCGCGTGGCGCGAGCAAGCGTGCGGTTTGGAAAATCTGCACGGGCCTCTGAGATTTTCACAGACGTGTCTGATGGCATTCGCACGAATGTAAGTGTGGGCTATCGGATCAACCAGATGGAGCGAACGGGCGACGATGAGGGCAGGGATGTCTTCACTGTTTCCGATTGGTCTCCGATGGAAATCAGCATCGTTTCCGTGCCAGCCGACACGACCGTCGGCGTGGGGCGAAGCGATGAATTTGAAACCCGTGTCATAGAGGAGGAAACTGATATGACCGAAGAAGTACGGGCGGTTGAAACCGTCGAACCCAAAGTCGCCGAAGCGCCACGCGTAGACATGGAAGCGCTAACCCGGAAAGCCCGGGAAGCTGAGTCCACTCGTGTCGCAGAAATCATGGCTCTCGGTGCAGCCAAAAACATGCGAGACAAGGCAGTGCAGTCCATTCAGGACGGATTGTCGGTCGAGCAGTTCAGGGGCGTTGTTATTGATGCCCTTCCGGTAGCCCAGCCTCTTGAGGTTGGTGAGCCTGATATCTCACCTAAAGAGGAGCGCCAGTTTTCGTTTCTCCGCGCAATCAATGCGAGTGCGACAGGAGATTGGCGGTCGGCGGGTTACGAGCGTGAGGTTTCTGACGAAATCGCCAAGCTGTCGGGCCGCGAGGCAAAGGGCTTTTATGCTCCCGGTTCGGCTTGGGGCCAAAGAAATATCATTGCTGGCACGAATGCCGATGGTGGTTTTCTAAAGGGCACCGATCATCTAGGCGGTGAGTTTATCGAGGCATTACGCGGTAGGCTTGTCGTTGCTGGCTTGGGCGCTCGTATGATGTCAGGGTTGAAGGGAGATATTTCAATCCCGAAAATCTCGGCGGGTGCAGCGGCGGCTTTCGTCGGGGAGGGTTCGGCGGTTGCTGAGCAAAACCAGACATTTGCAGCGGTCACCCTTGCTCCAAAAACTCTCGGGGCCTTCACAGATATATCTCGAAAACTTTCAGCCCAAAGTTCGCCAGATGCGGAGGCTATCGTTCGCGATGACCTTCTCAACGCGGTTGCTGCGAAGCTGGAGGACGTAACAATCGAAGGCGACGGCTCTAATGAACCCACGGGAATCACTAAGACAAGTGGCATAGGAAGTGTCGCTATGGGAACTAATGGAGCGGCTCCCAATTGGGCGTCTGTCGTTAATCTCGTCAAAGAGTGTGAAGTTGATAATGCACTAATGACCGACAATCTGGCATTCTTAACCAATCCAAAGGTTAAGGCTAAATTGTCATCAACGGCAAAGGGGTCTGGCGATTCCGTAATGATTATGGAGTCACCTTGGGATAGTCTCTATGGCTACCCCGTGGGCATCACAACCCATGTTCCGGGCGATCTCACCAAGGGTTCAACGTCGGGCAGTTGCTCGGCCATGATCTTTGGAGATTTCAGCCAGCTGATCATGGGATTTTGGGGGTCCGCTGACATTCTCGTCGATCCGTACACCGGAGGAAGTGCGGGTAATACGAGGGTAATCGTAATGCAGGACGTCGATGTGGCCGTTCGCCACGCTCAGTCATTTGCAGCGTGTCTGGATTACACCACCACTTAATCATGGTAAGACCACAACTGGCGGGGCTGGGGGATTGTCCCCCGGCCTCACCATTTTTCCAGCGAGGAAAACATGAAAATTGAAATCAGACGATCCACGGTTTGCGGAGGCGTACCTGTCGCCACGGGCGAAATCGTGGACGCCAGCGGTCCGGATGCCCGCACGCTGATCGCACTCGGCAAGGCAGTCCCGGCAGCCGAGAAGGCAAAGAAGCCGGACAATCGCGACGACGACGTAAAGTCAAAGCGAAACACACGGAAAAAATAAATGGCCATCGAGGGGGACACCGAACGTGCAATCTTTTTTGACACTTCTGACTTCGGCATCAGCGCGACTTACACGCCAGACGGTGGGAGTGCTGCGACGGTGTCTGGTATTCTCGACAAAGATTTTGCTCTTGCCGATCTCGGGGGCGGTGTGGGTGTTGCATCTGCTGATCCGAGGTTTGTCTGCCGCACTAGCGACGTTGCAAGTGCAGCTGGCGGCGATACGCTCGTGGCTGGCGGAATCACCTACACAGTCCGCGCAGTCGAAGACGACGGAACCGGAGTGACGGTATTGGTGCTGGAGGCGTAAATGGCGCACGTCCGGCAATCAATACGCGATAACGTTGTCACGACCGTGACCGGTCTGTCCACCACGGGCAGTAGCGTATTCCGCACACGGATATATCCGCTGGAGACTGGCAATCTGCCGGGCCTCTGCGTTTACACGCAGACCGAGGATACCGAGGTCGATACCCTGGGCAGCCGCAATCTCACACGGACCGTCGAGGTTGTAATAGAGGCCTTCGTCCGGGCGACCAGTAATTACGACAACACCCTCGACACCATCTGCGCCGAGATAGAGGCAGCGATGGCAACCGACGTGACCCGGGGCGGTTATGCAAAGGACTGCCTGCTCACGCGATCCGAGTTCGAATTTTCAGACGAAGGTGATCGCCCGATTGTGATGGGACGTCTCACCTACGCGGTCCAGTACCGCACCGCAATCACTAACGCCACGACCGCGACATAAGGAGGTTCAAATGAAGAGGGTACGTCTGCTGGCACCCAATAAAGGTGCCGAGATTGAAGTTGAAGAGGCCGATGCTGGCTATCTGAAAACCGTGGGGTGGACGGAAGTCAAATCGGGAAAACCAGCCAAAAAACCGAAGGAGGATTAAATGGCTAATCACACAGGAAAAGACGGCGTCGTAAAAGTCGGCAGCAACACTGTCGCGGAAACGCGTGGGTGGAGTTTGTCGGAGGAGGCCGAGACAATAGAAAATACGGCTATGGGCGATGCTGCGAGAACATTTGAAGTGGGCCTTAAAACATGGTCGGCAAATGTCACCGCATTCTGGGACGAGACCGATACGAACGGTCAGGTGGCGATGGCTGCGGGCAGTTCGGTAACGCTGAACCTCTATCCCGAAGGGGCAGGGGCTGGCGACACGTACTACACCGGCACCGCATTGATAACCTCAACGGAAAAATCGGCAGAACTCGACGGAATGGTTGAGATCAGCTTCGATGCAACCGGCACAGGCGCACTGTCAACGGCCACTGTCTAATGGCGTCACCCATCATGGAGCGCGTAAAGGCTCACAAGGATGCGTTAGGCAGGACTTTGATCGAAGTGCCAGAATGGGGGGCCGAAGACGGCACTCCCCTCCACGTATATTCGCAGCCAATCGTCATGCACGAAATGCGGAAGTGGTACAAAGGCATAAATGCTGACGACATCTCGGTGCTGGTGGATCTGATTATTGCCAAGGCCGAAACCGTTGACGGCGACAAGGTGTTCACTCTTGAAGACAAGCAGCCGTTATTGCGCACGGCTGAGTTTTCCGTCCTCTCCCGAATATCGGGGGAAATGATGGAAACCCTGGACCCTGACGATCTGGAAAAAAACTGAGGGCCGATCCCCAGAGGCAGATGGTTTTTGCTCTGGCGGATCGGATGAAAAGGACTGTCGCGGAGGTCGAGGAGATGTCCGTCGATGAGTTCAACGAGTGGGTTGCCTACATGAAAATCCGAGCGGAGTGGATCGATGCCGACTGTTAGCAAAATGAACGTCGAAATCGGCGCAAAAGATCGCACGCGACGTGCGTTCGCAGCCGTTCGACGGGCGATGCAACGGCTGAAACGGGTGGCAAAGGGTGTGGCCATAGCGGTCGGAGCGGTGGCGGTGGGACTGCTCGTCGCGCTCAAGAAGTCGGCAGCGTTCGCAGATACCATTGCCAAGACCGCTGACAAGATCGGGATCACGACGGGGGAACTCCAGCGACTGCGGTTTGCCTTTGACATTGGTGGCATGTCGATTGAGGCAACCGATAAAGCCCTCACAGTCTTTTCCAGAAACATTGGCGATCTGCGGAACGGAATGGGCACACTCGACACCGCGATAAAGAACATGGCGGATAAAGGTTTTGAAGCACTTCTGATCAGCAGCGACTCACTCACGGATAAACTGGAAGCCGTATTCGACAAGATGCGGTCGGTCAGTTCCCAGTCGGACGCCAACTCGATTGCGATGGCCGCGTTCGGGAGACAGGGTGCCGTCCTCGCTGCCATTGCCCGAAAGGGTGGGGCGGAGTTTGTGAAGTGGACGCGTGAGGCTGACCGGCTCGGCATTGTCCTGAGTGACAAACTTTTACGCCGGAGCGAGGCGCTGGTCGACGAGTTCACCAAGCTGAAGCACGTTTTGCGCAAGACGTTCATGCGGGCGATGCTGGAAAACGCAAATGAAATGAAGGATAGCCTTCAGGGGCTGACCGAGTTGCTCGTCAAGGTTATCCAGAAAATTGTCCTTATGGCGAGGAATCTGGGACTTATTTCCAAACAAACACGAAAGATTGCAGGCGGTAAAACGATTAGACGTTTTAACAAAACAGAAGGAGTGGACCACCTATCGAATAGGGAAGTCGTCAAAATGCGCCAGCTCGACAAACAGGCGGCGGCATTCGGCAGGCAGCTGGGGGATGTGGAGGATCGGCTTAAAGCGGTAACACGGGCAAACCATACTTCCACCGATGCGATGGAGCGCCATTTTCAGACCCTTGTGACCACCGCCCGTGTTCAAAAGAAGGTCAACGACCTCAGAGAACAGGGCCACGTTATTTCCAACGCAACCCTCCACGGATGGATGCAATCGGCACTGGCCATTGATGAACTGAACCGAAAGATGGAACGCCAGAAAAAGTTGCTGGAAGCTGGCCCCATGCAAGGCTACATCGACCGTACAAGGTCGCTGCGCGAGTCATTGGAAAATGTGGCGGTCGCCGGGGTTGATAATTTAACCGAAAGCCTTGTCCAGTTATCGCAGGGGACCATGACCGCTGCAGAGAGTTTCAAGGCTCTTGCGCGATCCATTATTGCCGACCTTCACCGGATGATTCTGAAGAAGTTGGTTTTCGACAAGGTGTTCGGATTTGCGATGGCGGCGATTGGTGGGGCAGGCGGTTCAGGTGGTGCTGGCGGCTCAAACATTGGCTACGCACCAATCCACGGACCAATCCGCGGACGGGCGCGAGGCGGACCCGTTGGAGCGGGGCGGCCCTATATGGTCGGTGAGGCCGGTCCTGAACTCTTTATCCCGAAACGGTCGGGCCAGATTGTCCCGAATGGCGGGGCAGGCGTGAATGTCGTCAACAACTACGATTTCAGCGGAGCCAATCCAGCAACGGTGCAGGCCTTACGAATGGAAGCCGACCGCATAAAACAGGAAACCTTCAATTCGGTATTCGGCGCAATTGATCGAGGGGGATCATACGCCCGTATGAGCGGTCGCCGATGACCACCTATTCGATGCCCGCCACGCCCAACTTTACCTCGGCGCAATTCGGGATGCGCTCAAACACACAGACTTTCGTGTCGCCTCTGACTGGCAAAATCCAGGTCGTCGAACTCACGGGGAGCCGCTGGTACGGCACCTTCACACTCCCGCCGCTATCGAAAGCGGATGCAGGGGTGTGGATTGCCTTTTTGACCAAACTACGCGGCCAGTCGCATAGCTTTTTTGTTGGCGATCCGGCGCGTAAAACGCCGCAGGGCAGTGTTGGCGGTACGCCGCTCGTAAATGGTGCCAGCCAGACAGGAAATACACTAGCGACCGACGGCTGGTCAGCCTCGACGCTGGTGCTGAAAGCTGGCGACTACATCACCGTCGCCGGTACGCAAAACGCTCTTTATATGGTAACGGCAGATGCGACGACTAATGGATCAGGTGAGGTGACGCTGACCATTGAACCACCCATTCGCGTGTCGCCGGAAAACAATGCCGGAATAACGACCACCAATCCCACCTGCGTGATGCGCCTGACAGGTGGAGACGTTACGTGGAATATCAGCACTGCCGAAGTTTTTGGCATTAGTTTCAGTGGCGAAGAGTCCTTACCATGACGCGCGGCTGGTCGGGTGCGGCACAGACAGCAATCGCGGCGACGGTCGTACGACCGATCACACTCGTCAAAATCGAGTTCGCTTCCGGAACCATTTATTACTGCGACGCCGACCGCGATATCATCTTCGGCGGTTTTACGTATCTCGGCACGGGAACATTGGCCGGTTTTTCGTCGGTCGAAGAAGGTATTGAATTACAGACCTACACGCTCACGCTTTCACTTTCCGGCATACCATCTTCGGTCATTTCGCTGGCCCTCACCGAAAACTTCCAGAACCGCAAATGCACGATGTATGCGGGGTTCCTAGACGACAGTTATGCGCTAATCGCTGATCCGCTGGAAATGTTTTCGGGTCGCATCAACCAGATGAACATAGACAGCGCCGAAACATCGACCGTTAGTTTGACTGTCGAGAGTAGGCTTGTCGATTGGGAAAGGGCGCGGGTCAGGCGCTACAATAATGCAGACCAGCAGATCGAATATGCGGCAGACAAGGGTTTCGAGTTCGTTCCCCAGATGGTCGAAAAGGAAATTTTCTGGGGGCGTACATGATGAGGCTGGAGAACTGGCCCTCGCGCCTGACTGAAACAATTAACGCCGCTTCATCGCGGCGTTTTGTTTGGGGGGAGTCTGACTGCTTTATTTTCTGCGCTGACGTCGTGGAGGCGATGACAGGTCGCGATCTTTTTGAGGGGTATGACTTTCGCGGGAAATACAAAACGCCCAAGGGTGCGATCAAACAGATCCGCAAAAATGGCTTCGTAGGTATTGAAGAAATCTGGGATCATTTCGCGGAACCGGTCGACATAAACTTCGCCCGGCGTGGCGACATAATACTGCTCGATGTCGATGATCAATTACCCGCGACAGGCCCTGTAATCGACTCACGGGCGGCGTTCCTGAGCAAAGATGGAATAACCTACCGCGACACCACGGAAGGCCTCCGTGCGTGGCGCATTGGCGATTAGGGTGGCGCGATGTCGGAGGTCCTAAACGCTACCGTTCAGGCGGGTATCGTCTTCGCGATGACCGGCGGAAACTGGGCTGCGGCTGCGGCCACGTTTGCGCTTGTTTTGGCCGGCTCCTACCTCGCGCCAGAGCCAGAAGCGCCCGACTTTAGCAGCGAGACCCGGGACCGTTCGACCGTCGTTCGAAGCGCGGTTGCAGCGCGGCGGATTGTGTACGGTGAAATGGTCAGTTCGGGGCCGCTGGTGTTTGCGGCAGCGACCGAAGAAAACAAGTTTTTACACCTCGTTATCCCAGTAGCAGGGCATGAGTGCCAAGCAATTAAATCCGTTCATTTGTCGGATCAGGAAATTACCGAGGCCATGCTGGATGGCTCGGGCAACGTTACCTCCGGTCGCTACAACGGAAAGGTCCGGGTTAAAAAGCATCTTGGGGCTTCGGATCAGGCAGCGGATGCCGACCTTGTTTCGGAGGTCGATCAGTGGACAACGGACCACCGACTGCGCGGCGTCGCATACATTTATGTGCGTCTTGAATATGACCAGGATGTTTTTGCCACTGGCATTCCCAATATCAAGGCGGTGGTTCGCGGTAAAAAGGTTCTGGACACCCGCGATTCCGTTACCCGCTGGACACGCAATCCGGCATTGATTGCACGGGATTATTTAACCTCAAGCGACGGTATCGGATGCGATACGACAGAAATCAACGACGCCACGGTGACGGCTGCGGCAAATATCTGCGACGAGTATGTCACGACGACCGCAGTGGTTGATACTTTCACCGCTGATGCTGCCACGGAAATCTGCACCCGGGCCGATAGCAACAAACAGTTCGAGACGGGCGACCGGGTTCAGCTGACAACGACTGGCACGCTGCCGGCAGGGCTGGCAGTTAGCACGAACTATTACGTTATCCCGATTACACCGACGGGCGCTGGTGTGAAATTGGCGACGACCCTTGCCAATGCGTTTGCGGGGACGGCAATCAACATAACCAATGCCGGGTCTGGCACCCATACGGTCACGAAAAACGCGCAGCTGCGGTATACGGCGGACGGGTCGCGGAAGCTGGACGCCAAGCCCATCGAAGTCATTGAGACCCTGCTTTCATCATGTGCTGGCACCGTGGTTTATACGGCGGGCAGCTATAACGTTCATGCAGGAGCGGCGACGACCCAAAGCGCCAGCTTTGACGAAGATATACTTGCTGGTCCGATACAGGTGCAGCCAAAGTTTTCGCGGCGCTCTTTGTTTAACCAAGTACGGGGGACGCACACCTCGCCATACACTTTTTGGCAGGATGCGGATTTCCCGCGCATTACGAACGCGACCTATATCGACCAAGACGGTGAGACGATCACCAAAGACATCTCGCTTCCGTGGACTACGGATGTCGTCCGCTCGCAGCGGTTGGCAAAAATTGTTCTGGAACGGTCACGGCAATCCATCGTTGTCGAGATGCCGTGCAACCTGTCGGTCCTCAATGTTGCGGTTCACGACGTCATCAGGATAACCAATTCGAAGTTCGGCTGGACCAATAAGGAATTTAGGGTCCAGCAAATGCAGTTTGCGGCAAGCGGCGTAAGCATGACGTTGCAGGAATATGCTTCGACAATTTGGGATTGGAACTCGGGCGAAGAGACCGAGATCGATGCGGCACCCGATACCAACTTGCCCGACGCCTACAGTGTCACGACGCCTTCGGGGCTGACGGTCGAGGAGGAACTGTACACCACCCGAAATTCGGCGGGGGTTAAAACCCGCGCTATTCTCAGCTGGTCAACGGGGTCGGGTAACGCCGACATACTTAATTACGAGGTGCGCTACAAAGAAACCGCAGCCGCGAGCTATAAGACCGTTGCCATTATGGGCGAGGGTGTCACTGAAATATCGGACCTCAAACCGACAACGTACTTTTTTGAAGTCCGCGCCATCAATGCGATGGGGGTTCGAAGCCCGTTCGCGCAGCTAACAAAGGAAATAACCGGCTTACTCGCCGCACCGTCGGCGCTGACAAACCTCGCGGTTCAATCGAATGGCGGCATGGCGCTTTTAAGTTGGACGCAATCCAC